CAAACGGCATCCCTCAATATTACGCTTTTGATGGTGTAGACGGCAATGGCGACACCAAGGTGGTGCTGTATCCACGCCCTGATGGGGTCTTCAACATCCCGTTTAGCCTGACAGTGCCCCAAGCTACATTGGCCGCTGATGGCACATCTGTGCTTGTCCCTGACACTCTAGTGGTGCAAAACGCCTACGCACGGGCGCTGGTGGAGCGCGGCGAGGATGGCGGTTTAAGTTCATCTGAGGCGTACCAGCTTTACCGTGCCATGCTGTCTGACCAAATTGCGCTAGAAGGCACTCGCTATCCAGAGAATCAAGAGTTTGTTGCGATATGAGCCAAGCTCTCCAGACTGCTAGCATTTCAGCGCCAGGGTTCTTTGGCCTGAATACGCAAGACTCGCCTTTGGACTTGGCGGCTGGCTTTGCGCTGGTTGCCACCAATTGCGTGATTGACCAGTTTGGGCGTATTGGCTCACGCAAGGGTTGGGCGCGGGTCAACGCATCTGCTGGTGCTTTGGGTGCTAATGCCCCTGCTGTGATCCACGAACTGGTGCAGACTGACGGCACTTTGACGATACTGTTTGCTGGCAACAACAAGCTGTTTAAGCTAGACAGTAGCAATGCCGTGGTTGAATTGACTTATGGCGGTGGCGGCACAGCACCTACGATTACGGCAAATAACTGGGCGTGCGCCTCGCTTAATGGCATTACTTACTTCTTTCAAACAGGCCACGATCCGCTGATCTTTGACCCTGCGGTCAGCACAACGACCTTTAGGCGCGTTACTGAGAAGTCAGGCTACGTTGGTACTGTACCTTCGGGAAACATCGTTATCAGCGCCTATGGCCGCTTGTGGGTGGCAGATACGGCATCAGACAACACCACGATCTTTTTCTCTGATCTGCTTGCCGGTCATGTGTGGTCAACGGGTACATCCGGCTCTCTCAATACCAACCTAGTTTGGCCTAACGGCGCGGACAACATCACCGGCCTAGCGGCGCACAACAACTTTCTGATCATCTTTGGTCAGCGTCAGATTCTGGTCTATTCGGGTGCTACTACGCCTTCGACAATCACACTGGCAGACACGGTGGCGGGTATTGGTTGCATCGCCAGAGATTCGATTCAGGGCACTGGCAAAGATGTTTTATTTTTGTCCAATTCCGGTGTGAGATCATTTGCGCGGACTGTAATTGAGAAGTCTGTGCCGATTGGCGACTTGTCTAAGAATGTGCGTAGTGACTTTATGAACATCATTGCTGGCGAAACGCTGGCAAACATCAAGTCGGTTTACTCTGAAACAGAGGCGTTTTACCTGATTACGCTGCCGTTTGTCAAAGAGGTGTTTTGTTTTGACACCCGTGGTCAGTTACAAGATGGATCGTTCAGAGTCACTACATGGGACTCAATTGAGCCTACAGCGCTGCTTTCTAGGCGCAATGGTGATCTACTGTTGGGCAAGACAAGCTATATTGCCAAGTACACTGGTTCACAAGATGACACTTCGGCATATCGTTTGCTGTACTACACAAACCACGCTGATTTAGGCGATGCCAATGTCACCTCGCTGCTTAAACGGCTCAAGGTAGTCGTGATTGGCGGCACAAACCAATTCGTAACGCTCAAGTGGGGCTTTGACTTCAGCACAAACTATCTTGCAACTAACGCGAAAATACCAACACAATCGGTTTCTGAGTACGGAATTGCTGAGTACGGCGCGAATGCCACAGTGGTAGCCCAATACGCCAACGGTGTGGCTTTGCAAACTTTAAGCGTTTCTGCCAGCGGTAGCGGTAAAATCGTGCAAACGGGTTATGAGTCGAACATTAACGGCGCGGCGCTGTCTATTCAGCGGATTGAAATCCAAAGCAAAAACGGGAAAACAGTATGAGTAATTACACACAATCTACGAATTTTGCGACCAAAGATGCACTAACTTCTGGCGACCCGCTGAAGATTGTCAAAGGCACGGAGATCAACACCGAGTTTGTGAACATTTCGGTGGCTATTGCAACTAAGGCTGACTTGGCTAGCCCCACTTTTACGGGTACGCCAACCCTGCCTACCGGTACGATTGCAACAACCCAGACCTTTGGCAATAGTTCAACCTTGCTTGCCACCACTGCGTTTGTGCAAGCAGCACTTGCGGCACTGCATCCTGTTGGATCAATTTACATCAACGCCACTGTCAGCACCAATCCAGGCACTCTATTGGGCTTTGGAACTTGGACGGCCTTCGGCGCTGGCCGAGTGATGGTGGGCTTTGACTCTGGCAACGCCTTGTTTGACACTGCGGAAGAAACTGGCGGTAGTGCTAATGCAACACTTCCAACTCACACACACACAATAACCGATCCTGGTCACTTACATACATATTCAAAAGCTACTACCACTTCTGTACAGTCAGGTACTGCTACACCGTGTTTTGTATCAAATACAACGGATAACACTAGTACAGCATTTACTGGAATCACTGTTGATAGCGCTGGCACAAGCGGCACAAACGCCAACTACCAGCCTTACATCACAGTCTATATGTGGAAACGCACGGCATGAAAATTCCGGTGGCAGTCTGTGACGACTACACCTTGTTTTTTGAAGATGATAAAGGGTTTTGTTTTATCCACTGCGATTGCGTAAGATGGACAAACGCAGTGCGGAAAAGAATGTTGGCAGATTTAATCAACATTCAAAAACAGGACATTTATGCAATCCATGAGGTTTGCGATAAGAAGCACGCAAAGTTTCTTGATCTGTTTGGGTTTAAGTTTTTGAAAGATTTTGTGGGCCTTGATGGGTTGCACAGACAGTTATTTATTAGGAGAACATAATGGGCGTAGAAGCAGCTGTAATCGGCGGGGGCGCTTCCTTATTGGGCGGTTTGTTAGGCGGTAACTCTGCTCGACAAGCAGCCCGTACACAAGCTGCGGCACAAGAACGTGCAGCGCAACTTGCGGCTGAAGAGGCGCGTTTTCGTCCTGTTGGCATCACGACTCGCTTTGGTCAGTCGCAGTTTCAGACTGGGCCTGATGGTCGTGTTTCTGGTGCTAGCTACACGCTAGACCCTACACTGCGTGCATATCAAGACCGGTTCATGGGCTTGGCTGGTGGCGGTCTGTCTCAAGCTGAGATGGCACAGCAACAGTTTGCCCCTTTGCAGCAGGGCGCTCAAGGTCTGTTTGGCCTTGGTCAGCAGTACTTGGCGCAGTCGCCGCAACAAGCTGCCCAGCAGTACATAGCTGGTCAACAAGAGTTGCTTGCCCCTAGCCGTGAGCGTGAGATGGCGCAACTGCAAAACCGGTTGTTTAACACTGGCCGTGGCGGTTTGGCTGTTGGCGCTACCAGCGCTCGTCCTAGTGGCGCGGCAGGACTGGGTGCAGCTAGCCCAGAACTAGAAGCCTATTACAACGCCATTGCTCAGCAAGATGCACAACTGGCTGCTGGCGCACAACAAGCAGGAATGGATCAGGCTAGGTTCGGTGCTGGTTTGCTAAGTACAGGTGGCAACTTGCTTGATCAAGGATACAGAGGCCAAACAGCAGCACTTGGCCCATACGAGGCCTATCTGGCGCAGATGAAGCAGCTTGAGGCTTTGGGTCAGCAACCGCTTGAGCTGGGAATCAACATCGGTGCTAAAGGGCAAAGCAATGCAGCAGCACAAGCAATGTTAAGCACAGGGCCATCACGCGAATCGTTTGCGGCTAATGCTTTTAATCCATTTGCTACGGCGCTGACTCAGGCAAGCCAGAATCCAGCGTTTCAGCAAGGTTTAGGCAGGCTGTTTAACCCCGTTCAAGATCAAGGATATTCAGTGGGGACAGGCCCTGCGTATGCTGGTAGTTTTGATGATAGCGGCATGTACTCTCCTAACCGTCGAGGAATGTAATCATGGCAACCGACATCGTTCAATCCTTATTCGGCGTTACGCCACAGGCGTACCAGCAAGCACAGCAAGACCGTATGGACGCACAAGCGTTGCAATACGCTAGGCTCGACCCGTTCCAGCAAGCCAACTACGCCATAGGTCGTGGTGCTTCTGGTTTGGCTGGTGCTATCGGCGGCGCTTTGGGTGGGCAAGACCCTGAGTTGCAGCGCATCACAATGCGTCAACAGATTGCGGGACAACTTAACCCCAACGATATATCTACATTTGATCGCGGCATTGAGATGTTGCGTCAAGGTGGTGATGGGCAGGGCGCTTTGATGTTGCAGATGGAAAGAGATAAGGCACAGCAGCTTGCTTTGACCCGTGGTGATGAAG